GGGAAGCACAGTATTCCCCACCTCTGAAACAAACCGGCTGATTGAGGCCCTGAACGAAAAGCGCTCACCTCTGAATGTAATGCCCGCCGATTTGCCAAGCAAAGACGCCGGCACATCTGGCGCCGCCAGTAGGTCAGAAAAGAAAATCATCTTGGAAATCGCCGGGAGCGGTGCAATCCAGGTATCCGGCAGCGGCGGAGCAGACAAGACAACAATCTTGGATGTGCTCACCGAAAATCTGAAACCCGTCCTCATGAACATCATCCAGGGCGAGATTTACGAGGAGGGCGAGCTGTCGTATGACTACTAAGTACGAGATGTGGATGACCTACAACTCGGAGGCGGAGAAAATCCAATTCCCTGTACTCCCGGAGACCTTTTCGGTCAAAAACGGGAGCAACAACGACAGCGTAGACATCACCGGCCTAGGCGAAATCGTCATCATGCAGAGCCGCCCGGCGGTGCAAATCTCATTTTCAAGCTTCTTCCCCGCCACCAGGTTTCCGGGAATCCAGGTAAGCACGATAACCAAGCCCCTGACCCTGGTGCAGAAGATATGCGAATGGAAAGCGGGCGACAAGCCCGTGCATTTCCTTCTCACTGCCTGCGGTGTGGATTTGCACATGACCATTGAGAGCTTCAATTACGACGAGGTGGGCGGCGACCCCGGAAGCTACCACTATGACATCACCCTCAAGGAATACCGGGAGATTACCACCCGACAGGTCAAAGTGGACATTGGAAATTCATCCGCCACCGTTGATAAATCCGATGCTCGGGTTGACAATACCGTCACCCCAAAGACCTACACCGTCAAGAGCGGGGATTGCCTGTGGAACATCGCAAAGAAGCTCTACGGCAGCGGGGCCTCCTACACGAAAATCTATAACGCCAATAAGGGCATCATCGGGGGAAACCCCAATCTGATTTATTCCGGCCAAGTGCTGACGATTCCATAAAGGAGGGGCTGCAATGGCCGACAAAGGTATTAGCCTGATTGTCACGAAAGGTTCAGAGACCATCGAAATCTCCCAGCTGGTGCAGAAAATCACCTGGAAGGGCCGCAAAGGCTCGTCATCCAGGACACTTACCGTCAATCTGATTGACGATGACGGCTACAAGCACGCCCGCAGCGGCATTGACGTAGAGCAGGGGCACCAGTGCATTTTCTCGTATGATGGGAACGAGCTCTTCCGGGGCATCATCATGAAGCAAAGCCAGAGTGACAAGAAAACCATGAGCTTCACGGCTTATGACAACGGCATTTACCTGGCAAATAACAAGGACACGTTCTGCTACGAAAACAAAACCGCCACCGAGATTTTCAAGGACTGCGGCACGCGATTGGGTATCCCCATGGGAGAGGTCGCAGGCTGCACCTACAAAATCCCGTAGCTCACCAAAAGCAAGACAACGGCCTTTGGCGCCATAGCGGACGCCTTAAGCCTCGACTTTGACGCACCCGGCATCCGGCACTACGTGGCAAGTAACAAGGGCAAAATCAGCCTGCTGACCCGCCGGGAGAACATCCTACAATGGGTGATTGAGCCGGGGGCCAATCTCACCGGCTACAGCTACACCAAAAGCATCGAGGACATAAAGACCCGGGTAAAGATGGTGTCAAAGGAGGGCACGACCCTGGCGGAAAAGAGCAATAGCTCCTTGGAAAGCAAAATCGGCATTTTCCAAGAAATCGACCAGCCAGATGAAAGCCTGACTACAGCACAGATAAACGACCTCATAGACAGCATGCTGGAAGAAAAGAGCACACCGGAGCGCACTTTAAGCGTGGACTCCATAGGGATTCCCGATGTGGTATCGGGAATCGGGGTATATGTGATTATTCCCCCACTCAATATCTCCCGCACCTTTTACGTGGACGAGGACACCCACACCTTTGAGGACAGGTCGCACACCATGTCGTTAAAGCTCACCTTCGCCACCGACGTTACCAAGGAGGACAAGACGGACGATAGCGGCGACTATAAGGTCGGCGACATCGTACAGTTCAAGGGAGGCTACCACTACGTGAGTAGTACAGCGTCCAGCCCTGCCAGTACCAATCTCCGGCCGGGGCCCGCGAAAATCACCCTGATTGCGAAAGGTGCAAAGCATCCGTACCACCTGATACACACCGATTCATCCACCATGGTATACGGCTGGGTGGATAAAGGCACATTCACGAAAAAGGAGGGATAGGCATGGCAGATGAAACCGCAAAGACCAGCATTAAGCAGCTTATCCAGGGGATGAGCACCCCGGGAATCCAGTTCTTACAGGGGACAGTGGTGTCCACAGGCCCCCTTCGCATCCAGATGGTAAATGACGAGAAACTCATCATCGGGCCTAACATCACCATCGTGCCATGGCAACTCACAGACTACCAGACGGAAATGACGCCCCTGGAATGGGAAACCGAGCCGGCCAGCGGCGGCAGCGGGGATTCGGCCTATGCTTCTCACTCCCACGTTATCGCAGGGAGAAAGAAAGTCATCATTCACAATGCCTTAAAGGTAGGCGACAAAGTTCATGTGTTGTCGTTCAACAACGGCAAGCAGTATTTTGTGTTGGATAGGGTGAGTTAAAATGCCAGATGTACTTATTCCAATCCCCATTGAAACCGTCACAGACAGCGAGGAGCAGCCGTCCCTCACCTATAGGCTAGACTTAGACGCCGGCAGGATTGTGGGCAAGGTTGACAATCTGGAAGCAGTAAACCAGGCCATCCGAAAAGCCATCATCACGCCGCGCTTCAAGTGCCTCATCTACGACAACCAGTATGGTAGCGAGATAGAGGACGCCATCATCCGCAACGATGCTTCCCGGGACTACATCGAAACAGCCATCGAGGGCTTTGTCAAGGACGCGCTGGTCCCGGACAGCCGCATCCTGAATCTGTACAACTTCGCAGTTGAGTTCAAAAATGACGCGGCGTACATCTCATTCAGCGCTGACACCATTTTCGGCACAACGACCATAGAGGAGGTGCTATAGAGTGTTCGAGGACATCACCTACGAAAGACTGCTACAGGACGTACTCGACAATGCCCCACCCGGCATAGACACCCGGCAGGGCAGCATCTTCTACGACTCCGTATCTGGCGTTTTGCTGGAGATTGCCAAGCTCTACACAGACCTGGACCTGGTAATCCAGATGACAACCGTCCGCACCGCGACCGGCGATGCGCTGGATACCAAAGCGGAGGAGTATGGTGTGTACCGGCTCCAAGCTACCCCAGCCAAATATTTGGCGCTTTTCGATGGGACGATTCCCCAAGTCGGAGAGCGCTTTTATTATGACCTGGCCTACTTCGTGCTTAAGCAGGACGAGGACACGGGGACATACTTCTTCGAGGCGGAAGTCCCCGGGGAGCAGGGCAACAACATCTACGCTGGAACCCCCGCCGTACCTGTCAACTACATCGAGGGCCTTATCAGCGCTACTTTCGGCGAGATTTACGAGCACGGGTCAGATGCGGAAGACGACGAGAGCTTCCGCGAGCGCGTGCTGGAAAAAATCGCTGGCCCCGCAGAAAACGGCAACAAGCAGCACTACAAGACCTGGTGCGAAAGCATCGACGGCGTGGGCCGCGCTCGAATCGTTCCCCTGTGGAATGGAGAGAACACGGTCAAGGCCGTGCTCATTGACACCACCGGGCAGCCTCTAGGAGAGGCGAAAGTCAAAGAGGTACAAGACTATATAGACCCCGCAGACAAGGGCATGACGGCCGTCGTGGACGGCAAGACATACGTTGTGGGAGACGGCCTAGGCAATGGGCGTGCCAATATAGGCGCACACTTCACCGCGGTGGCAGCCTCTCCCCTATCAATCACCGTAGCATTCAAGGCAGAGCTCGCCCAGGGTGCCAACCTGGAGGCGGCTCGCACAGAAGCCGAAGAGGCTATCAAGGAGTATTTCCGGGGCCTGGTTCTGGAAACAGAGGATGAGGAGCCGGTTATCGTTCGAGTTTCGGCTGTTGGTGCCATACTAAGCGGCCTTAGAAACTTAATCGACTACAGCGGCCTCACCCTGAACGGGGACATTCTCAATATCACCACTGGAGAAGATGATGTCCCAGTTATTGGTGAGGTGGTGGTAACTTGAAGTTTTACATCAAGTATTACAAAAACAACTATGAAAAGCTCCTGACCTACTACCCGAGATATTACAGAGATGTCTTTGAGATGGTAGAAATTCTCAAGGCGTATGGCAAGATTTCGGATGTGCTGGAGCTGCAAATCGAGCAGGCCTACCTGAACAATTTTGTCCTGGAGGCAGACGAGACCACCATCCGCGGGTGGGAAGACATTCTGGGCATCACCTATAGCAAGCCCCTCTCCCTTGAGCAGAGGCGAAGGGTGATTATAGCCCGCATCGCTGGCCATGGCCACATAGGCGAGCCAGAAATCCGCGAAGTTATTGCAAACTACACGGACAAATCGGTTTCGGTGGATTTTGCTAAAGGCATTATCTACATCGTCATCGAAGGAGAGGTGTTCGACGAGAACAACCTGCTCCGAACACTTTTGAGAAGGATACCGGCGCACCTGGCGCTGGATATGCGGATACACATCCGCCGGGAATTCCGGCAGGACCTGCACATTTCCATTGGAGGCGCAATCGGGACAGAGCTTTGGCCGCAGCCTATCGGCCAAGACCGCCAAAGCACACTGCCCGTCAAGGTATCCTTTGGGGGCGCTACAGCAGCGGAATTTCACCCCAACCCGGTGGGCGAGGATAGGCAAGCCACCTCCCAGATTGAGATAGGCTTTGGCGGATTTACCGGCCAAGAAGTGGATGGAGAACCCCGCGGGGAAGACCACAGCTCTACGGTAACCACACACAGCGGCGGAGGAGCTTACTACCACACGCGCACAAAATCAAAACTCATAGGATAGGAGGTAAACGCACATGGCGACTTTTGAGGACGGCAGCTATAGCTGCTTACCCGGCATTGCGCTGATTGGCAAAGTCCTGGCGGGAAGATGCCAGATGAAGTACACACGAGCTGCCGTCGGCAAAGGACAAATCCCAGAAGGGAGCACCCCCAAGACCATGACAGAGCCGGCAGACTATGTGATGGACGCTAAGATAGCATCGGTCAGCACCCCTGTCAACGGCGAATGCCAGGTTACAGTGCAGCTCAATAGCTCGGACGTGGCCCAAGGCTTCTACGCCACGGGGATTTTGCTGTACGCCGAAGACCCAGACGAGGGAGAGGTTCCCTACACCTACCTGGTGCTGGAGAATGAGCCCGAATGGATTCGGCCTAGCAGCTCCATTGTAGGTAAGCTGGCCACCTTTGACCTGATTGCAGCAGTTGATGCGATTGACAAGGTAATAGCCACCATCGACCCGGAATCTATGGTATCCCGGGAAGATGTAGAGCGGCTTATCGCAGCAGCAACGGTCAAGAGAGAGGTTATCATCCCCACTACTGGGTGGCAAACTGGCGCCGAGGAATGGCCGAACGGGAAATACTTGGACATGGTGCATGAAGACGTCACCGAGGAGATGGTTCCCATTCTTTCGGTCCATGTCGGCGAGACGTATTCCGAAACTGCCGAGGATTGCGGCCTTTGCAGGTCCGCACGCACGCTGGACGGCGTTGTACGACTGTACGCCGAAAAAGACCCCGCCGCAGAAATTCCGGCCACCCTGCTCCTTCTGAACGCCTCTAATGGGCAAGCAGGAGAAGGAGGGGCAGGCGGGTATGTATTGCCCATCGCCTCTGCAACTACCCTGGGTGGTGTAAAGATTGGCGAAAATATTTCAGTCACTCCGGATGGGACAATCTCCGCCACAGGCGCATCCGTCTCCGATGATGACATAGTCACATCGGACGAGACGGACGAAATGCTGGATGAGATTTTCTCGCCTGAGCCATAAACCCAAAAAAGGAGGAAGAAAAAAGTATGCCGATTGACGAAAGCAAGCTAGTAACCCTTGGCAGCCTCAAGGGAGCCATCTCTCGGACGAAAACCGAGTACCTGGCCGCCATCGCTGCCAGCGGCCACGGGAAATTCAAAAAGGTGGCTGCCGTCCCCGAGCCCTCGGCGGCCGAGGAAAATGTCCTTTACCTGGTGAAAAACCAGAGTACTGGGAAATTCGACATCTACGCCCTGATTGACGGGGCCATGGAGCTCCTGGACGATACCACGGTAGACCTGGAAGGGTACGTCACTGATGAGGAGCTGGCCGAAGCCCTGGAATCCACTGGGGCCGGCACGGTGTATTCCGCCACAAAGACCGACCTCACCACAGCGGACAGCGCCATCATCAGCGCCTACTTTGAGGAGCACAGCGAAGTCACTCCCAAGGAGGGTGACGTCTTTGTGATTACCACCACGGTGTCGGAAGTCACCTACGAAATGTCCGCGTACTGGTACGATGGCACCCAGTGGACAGCTATCACCGGCAGCGTGGACGCCGACAAAGTCATTCTGCGCGAAAACATCACCATGGCCGGTGACTACACCCAGTTCGGCAACCTGACCAAGGCCGCCAACGGGACGGCTACCCTGCAATCCCAGGGCAAAAGTGTGGCCGATGTTCTGACCGAGATCCTGTCCAAGCGGCTGCAGCCCACCATCACTGCCCAGCCCAGCATCAGCGGCTTCAACCTGTCTGGCGCAAAGGCTGTGGAAGCCGGCACCAAGCTGGCCACAGCCAACTACACCGCCGGCAGCCTGAACGCCGGCTCCTATCAGTACGGCCCTGAAACCGGCGTTACTGCTACAAACTGGGTTGTTCAG